CAACGACATCATGCTATCGCCGACGCCGGCGGCCGACCAGACCATCGCCTTCGAGTATATCGCCAACACGTTCTGCCAATCCTCCGGCGGCACCGCGCAATCGGCATGGGCGGCGGACACTGACACCGGCAAAGTGTCAGAGGAATTGATTACCCTGGGCATCATCTGGCGTTTCCAGACCAAGAACGGACTGCCACAAGCCGCCGCGTCCTATGCCAAATATCTCGACGAGCGCGACAAAGCGGCATCGCGTCAGGAAGCCGCGCCGACCCTGAATGCCGGAATGCGCCGATCGCAGGGCTACGGATGGCCCAACGTCCCCGAAGTAGGCTTCGGCTGATGGCCGATCGCCTGCTGACAGCCCTGCAACAGCCCGGCCGGCTCGGTGTCGGCATCGGGCAGGCGGCATCGAACACCAAGACGGCATCGATCCCGGCGCCGACGCGCGGGCTCAACACGCGCGATTCGCTGGCGGACATGAAGCCGGGCGACGCCATCATCCTCGATAACGTCTTTCCGAAATCCGACGAAGTGACATTGCGCGCGGGCGTCTCGGAACATGCGACCGGCATCGGAACCGGCGCGGTCGAGACGTTGATGGAATATAACGGGCTGTCGGCAAACAAGCTGTTCGCCTGCGGCAACAGCGCGATTTACAACGTGACCTCAGCCGGCGCGGTCGGGGCCGCGCAATTGTCCGGCCTGACCAACAACAAATGGCAGTGGCTGAACATCGGCACGTCGGGCGGGCAGTTCCTGTTCGCGGTCAACGGCGCCGACGCACCGATCAGCTATAACGGCTCAACCTGGGCGAACCCGTCGATTACCGGCGTCACCGCGGCGAACCTGATCTGGTGTAACCTGCATCAGCGGCGGATCTTCTTCGGCGAAAAGAACAAACTGTCTTTTTGGTATCTGGCGGTCAATTCAATCGCCGGCGCGGCCACGGAATTTCCCCTGGCGGCGGTGGCGCGGCTGGGCGGCTACATCGCCGGCATGACGACATGGACGCGCGACGGCGGTTCGGGCATGGACGATGTGGCGGTGTTCGTCACGTCCGAGGGCGAGGCGATCGTTTACAGCGGCACCGACCCATCCGACGCGGCGAGCTGGTCACTGATCGGTGTCTATTACGTGGGCCGTCCGGTCGGTCGGCGGTTCTTCTCGAAATTCGGCGGCGAGGCTTTGTGCCTGACCGAATATGGCCTGGTGCCGCTGTCAAGTTTCCTATCCAGCGACGTGACTATCGCCGACAAGATCGCGGTTTCCGCCCGGGTCGCGCCGTCGCTCAATGCCGATGTCAAATCCTACAGCACCATCGATGGCTGGCAGGTCTTCATCTACCCAGGCGGGCCATGGGTGCTGGTTAACGTGCCGACCACGGCCAACACGACTATGCGGCAATGGGTGTTCAATCCGCTGATTTCGCCGGAAAAAGGCCAATGGGCGGCGTGTCGGTTCATCGGCATGAACGCCAATTGCTGGGGCATTCTGAACGGCGATCCGTATTTCGGCGGCATTGACGGCACCGTCTACAAGGCCGATTCCGGGCTTGCCGACGATGGCGCGGATATCTCGTGGGATATCAAGACGGCGTTTCAGTATTTCGGCTCGAAGATGAAAAAGCAGTTCCACATGGTTCGGCCGGTCTTCGCCTCGAACGCAGCGTTCAGCCCGGCATTCGATTTGAACGTGGATTTCGCCGACGCGCCGCCGACCGGAACGCCGACCTTTTCCACGCCCGGTTCGGCCTTGTGGGACGTGGCCTTGTGGGACGTGGATTCCTGGTCCGGCGATGTGGCGATTTCGAAGGATTGGCGATCCGTCACCGGGCTCGGATGGGCCGCCGCTTTGCGCATTCGCGGTCAGTCGAAGGAGCTGCAAGTCTCGCTCCGGTCGATCGATTTCCTGTTCTCCGTGGGTGGCATCGTCTGATGCGCGCCCTGTGCGGGGATGCGCTGTATCCCTTCCTGCCGCAGATTGCCGACCTGATCCGTGCCCACCTGTCCGACATCGAGGCCATCGAGCGCCACCAGGCCATCGCGGTCGTCAATGGACAAGATGTCGAAGCCGTTATATTGTACGGGGACTACACGCGCGACGATATCCGGATGCACATTGCGTCCGCGTCACCGAAATGGTGCCAGCGCGGTATATTGCGGGCCTTGTTCGATTTCCCATTCGGGCAGCTTCGCGTCGGTCGTGTAACCGCGATCATCCAGAAATCCAATCGGAAAGCCCGCCGCTTCGTCGAGCGCATCGGGTTTCGGCTTGAAGGCGTTCATCCGCGCGACGGCGGCCCGACTTTGTGCAGCTATGGAATGACGCGCTCGGCGTGTCGCTGGTTGTGAGGAACGAAGCATGATCGATCTTTGGCCCGGCGATCCCCTCCACCGAACCATGCTTGACGATGGATTGCCTGCCGCTTTCGAGATTGAGGAGGACGCGCGCCGCTGGTGTTTCGGCAAGGGCGGCGGCGGATCGCCACCCCCGGCGCCCGATCCGGCCGCGACAGCCGCCGCACAGGGCCAGGCCAACAAGGAGGCCGTGCGCGAAACTGCCTTGGTCAACCAGATCGGCACCACGGGGCCGGGCGGGCGCACCTATTACACCGGCAGCATTGGCGATCCTGACCGGACGATGGTCACGGAACTGAGCCCCAGCGGCCAGCAGGTCTACGATTCACAACAGGACATTGCGTCGCGGCTCGGATCCTACGGCCAGCAACTGGCCGGGCAGGTGGGCAACGGTCCCGCTGCCTTCTCGCTTGATGGTCTTCCGGCCGCTCCGTGGGAGCGCGACTATACCACCGACGTATCGTCGCTCGAGCGCGCCACCTACGATCGCGGCGCCAATCTGCTCAGCCCGGAATTTGACCGGCGCGAGGAATCCTTGCGCACGCAGCTTGCCAACCAGGGCATCACCGGCGGCTCGGAAGCCTATGACCGCGAATTGAACCGCTTCGGCGACGAACGCGCGCGGGCGATGAACGATTTGTCTCTGGCGTCGGTCGCGGCGGGGCGGCAGGAGCAGTCGCGGTTGTATGGCATGGATAGCGCATCGCGCGGTTCGGCCACCAATGAGATGCTGCTCAGGCGCACCCAGCCGATGAACGAACTGGCGGCCATCCTGCAAGGCTCGCCCGCGCTGGCCGGGCCGCCCGCGCCGAATGCCTCGAATTACAACGTCGAACCGGCCGATTTCATCGGGGCGACCAACATGGCCTATCAGGGGGCGCAGAACGCCTACAACACGCAACAGCAGCGCGCCGCGTCGAACACGGCCGCGACCACTGGCATGCTCGGGACTGCGGCGATGGCGGCGGCGGTGTTCTTCTGATGATCGATGGACACGCCAAAGCCCTGCTGCAGTTTTCCGGAGGCAAGGACTCGACCGCGCTTCTGTACATGGCGCGGCCATGGCTGGACCGGATCGAAGTCGCGATTGTCGATGCCGGCGCGAATTTCCCGCACGTCCAAGCGCATATCGAGCAGACCTGCGCGCAATTGAAGATCGCGCCGACGATCATCCGATCCGACGCGCGCGCCTATGTCGCGGCCAATGGCTTGCCGGCCGATATCGTGCCGGTCGAGAATTTCCAGGCCGCGCAATTCATGTCCGATCGGCCGCGTCTGGTGCCCTATCTCGCATGCTGCTTCGCCAATCTGATGGTGCCGATGGCCGATTATGTGCGGGACAGTGGCCATACGCTGGTGCTGCGCGGATCGAAACAAGCGGACGCGCGGGTGGGCGTGCCGGACGGGTTTACGCTCGATGGCGTCGAATATCGCTCGCCTCTGTGGAATTGGTCGGATGGCGAGGTTTTCGCCTATCTCGATGGTCTGGGCGTGGAACTGCCGGAGCAGTACGCGCACGGCGTCAATGACGGTCTCGATTGCTGGTTTTGCCCAGCCCATATGGCGCATGGCGGCAAGCAGCGGCTCGACTATATCCGCGCGCGCCACCCGGATCTATGGCCGGAGGTGCGCGCCAACGTGCGGCAGGTGGCGGACATCGTCACGGCCCAATTCGCCATTGTTCAGCAAGCCTATGAGGTCGCAGCATGATCGCGATGGATGATCAATCGGCGCCGATGTCTCCGGCGCATCGCAAATTGATGGCGCGGATTCTGATGGCCAACAACGACGATTCCAAAAAGGGCGGTCTCGACAAGATCGCCTCGATGGCGTTGCAAGGCTTCATGATGGGCGGGCCGGAATCGAAGGCCGGGATCATGTCGCCATTGGGCATGGGATCGTCGCAAGGCGGCGGGCAGTTCTTCGGCGCCAACGCCATGCCGGCGCTGCCGGTGCCTGGGCCGTCCTTTTCGATCCCCAGCCCGAACGCCGGGGGATTGCTGCCATGGTCATGAGTTCTAGCTCCTACCGCTATCCGTCGTCCTTGGATCGCAAGACGATGTTGGCGCAAATGCTGCTCCAGCAGAGCCAGAACAAGCAGGCCACCACGCCGATCGGCGGCATCGACAAGATTGCGTCCATGGCTCTGGCCGGCCTGATGATGGGCCAGGGGATGCAGGAGCAGAAGGACAACGAAGCTTTCGACCAGAAGACCATGGCCGAAGCGATGAAGCAGATGACGCCGCAGACGGTGCAGGGCGAAGCGCCGGGCCCGATGATGGACGGCACGGCCGGCTATCAGATGGACCGAACCGTCCCCGGCGATGTGAACCGGGGCATGCAGACACTGGCGCAATCGCCCCGGCTGGCGGGCATGGCGCAACAGCAGATGTTGGCCAACCTTCTGAAGGGCGAGGAGCGCGCGGCCAACCGCAAGGATCAGATGGACCTGTACAACATGCAGGACCAGGACCGATGGACGCAGCTTCGGTTTGCCAGAGAAAACGCGCTCGAAGACAGGACGCGTTCGGAAGGCCATGCGGAAAAGATGGCTCGGCTTCAGGCACAATTGACCGCAGGCAATCGCCAGCCGCCGGCCGATGCGCAATTGTACGAGTTCGCCAAGAGGAATGGGTTTACTGGGACGTTCATGGAGTTCATGAACCAAAAAAGCCAACAGGGCGGGGCCGAGACGTTCGGTAATACCCTGATTTGGGGAACTGGCGAGGACGGCCGCCCGGTGCTGATGCAACCATCCAACAGGGGCGGGCTAAAGGTGGTGCCGATCCCCGAGGGCGTGACGCCACAGCGGGGGCAGACGCAAAGGGTGGATTTGGGGGACAGGTTCGCCATTCTCGACGCCACGGGCACCGTCATCGGATATCAGCCGAAAGGCATCGGGCCTGAACGTAAAATTGACGACGGCCGCGTTGTCACGCTTCCCGCCGTGCCTGGGCCGGCCTTGATCCCCGGTGACCCGCCCGTAATGCCTAATGCTGCCGCGCCGCCGCAGCCGGGCGCGCCCGCGCAACCACAACCGCCCGCTCCGACCGTGACCAATCTCCCGCCGACTCAGAAGCAGATTCAGGACCGGGATCGGATAATCGCGGACGCGGACTATTCGATCAAGTTGGTTGACGATCTGATCAATCACCCCGGTATGCCTGACGTGGTCGGTGGCTCGTTTAACCCTGCTGGTTGGGCGGCCAAGGCTGGGATTCCGATCCCCGGCACCGATGCGGCAGGGTTCATGGCGCGACTTGACCAAGTGGGCGGGCGGCAATTCCTGCAAGCCTACGAATCTCTTAAGGGTGCCGGTCAGATCACTGAAGTTGAAGGTAAGCAGGCAACCAACGCGCTGTCTCGCCTGATGAAGACCGGCCAAACTGAAGCAGAATATCGGGAGGCTGCGAAAGAGCTGAAAGGCATTTTCGCGCTGGCAAAGGATCGCGCTCGCGGCCAAGGCGCGGGGCAGACACCCCAGCCAACGGGTGATTTCAAGTTCCTGGGGATCGAATAATGCCGGTCGCGAAAGTCCAGTTGCCGGACGGGCGCATTGCCAAATTCGAGGTTCCGGACGGCACCACGCCGGAACAGGTCATGGCGTTCGCGGCGCAGACCTTCGGCAAGCCGGAAGCCCAGCCGGTCGAGAAGGCCGAACCGCCCGGTATGTTCCGGGGCGCGACGGACGCGGCGGTGCGCGGCGCGACCTTCGGGCTTGGCGATGAGATCGGCGCGGCGGGTGCGGCCACGGGCGACGCCGTCGCCAATCTGATTCAGGGCAAGCCGTGGGGCTGGGGCGACGCCTACGATGCGAACCTGGCCGAGAAGCGCAAGAGCCAGGCTGCGTTCGCCGAGGACAGCCCGTGGATCTCGGGCGCGGCTAATCTGGTCGGCGGCATGGGTGCGTTGGGCGCGGGCGGGAGATTGATGAGCCCGGCACCGGCCGCGACCTTGAGCGGCCGCGCGCTGCAAGGCGCAAAAGTCGGCTCCGGCATCGGCGCGGCTTATGGCTTTGGCGAGGGCGAAGGCGGGATTCCGGAACGTCTGGCAAGCACGGTACAAGGCGCGGCCGTGGGTGGCGCGCTCGGTGGCGCGGCTCCTTTCGTGGTCGAAGGTGGCGCGGCTGGCTTACGCAAGATGGCGCAGCCCATCGTTGATCGCATGGGGCCGGCCAATGCCGGCGCGCGTCGTCTGGCGCGGGCGATGGAACGCGATGGCTTGTCGGCCGATGATCTGATCCGGCAGGCGCGGGAATTGGGGCCGGAGGCAACCATCGCCGACGCTGGCGGGGCGAACGTGCGCGGCTTGGGCGAGGTGATCGCGCAGTCACCCGGGCGAGGCATGGAGGCGGCGCAGGTGCTGCAACGCCGCGCCGAGGGGCAAGGGCAGCGGATTGCGGATTCGGTCAATCGCGGCCTGTCCGGGCGCGATATCGTGGCGGCGGGCGATGACCTGATCGCGCAGCGCAGTGCCGCTGCAACGCCTCTGTATGAACGCTCCGTCAATCCGGCAAATCTGATCCCCGATGATCGATTCGCGGCTCTGGCTGGTGATGACTTCATGGCCGGCCTGTTCCAGAAGGTCCAAGGCGATCCGCTGCTTGGCATGAAGAACCTTCCGCCCAATTCCATGCCGGTCGTGGATGCGGTCAAAAAGAACATCGATGACATGATTTCAGCGGCGCAACGGGCGGGCGAGAACAATCGCGCTCGGCTGTTGATGCAGCGCAAGGATGCCCTGGTGCAGATCGCGGACGAAGCGTTTCCGGAATACGCGGCGGCGCGGGCGGCTTTCTCCGGGCCGTCGCAATCCATGGACGCGATGGCGATCGGGCGCGATTTCTTCAAGACTGACCCGCGCACGCTTGCTCAGCAAGTCCAGCAATTGAGCGAGGGGGATCGGGAGTTCCTGCGCGCGGGCGTTGCCGACCGGCTCAAGGAGATGCTGGCCGGCACGCGCGACAGCGCCGACGCAACCCGGCGCATCTTCGGCAATGACCGCATTCGCCAGCAGCTCCAGGCGGTATTTCCCGACGAACAATCATTCGCAACCTTCGCCAAGGAGATGGAACGCGAGGCGCTGTTCGCCAATAACCGCAACCAGATGCTCAGCAACAGCCGGACGCATTTCCGCAACGCAGCGGAAGCCGATCTTGCGGCGGAATCCTCGGACGGCGTGATGGGAATGCTGTTCTCTGGACGGCCCATCGCGGCGGCGGGAGAAGGCGCGCGCAAGCTGTTGAACGCCATTCGACGCCCACCCGAAAGTGTGCGCGAGGAATTGGCACAATTGCTGTTTACGCAGGGCAATGGCGGCCAAGCATTGAACGCGCTCAACCAGCGTGCACAGGCTGCGTCGCTGAGTGCCGCGCAGCGGGCGCAGCTCGCCAAGATGTTGACGCAGGGCGGCGGCCAGGTCGGAGGATCGTCAGCCGGACCCTAGCGCCATTTGCCGTACTTGAAACGAAAGCCGATGATTGCGATGAAAATTCCGCACCAGAGGCCGAGTGCGAAACCGGGACCGGACCAGTTGAGAACGTATCCCGCGATCATCAAGACCACCAGGATGACGATATTTATGACAAGGGTCGTTGTGTTCATGAGGTCACGCTACCGGAGGCGGCTTGAAAAGTCAGCGGGAATTACGGTTATGCTTTCCCGCATAATCCGCAAGGACACGCCCGATTCATTGTCAATGACCACAACCTGAAGTAATTTAGTGCCGCTGGCCGTCGCGATGACGCCCGACCCTTAGACGGAGTTCCCTCATGCCGCGCAATGGCTCCGGGACGTTCAGTTACGCCGATCCGGATTTTTCGGCCAACACGGTGATTTCGTCCTCGGTGATGAACACCAAGCTCACCGACGTTTCGACCGCACTGACCGGCTCGATCGCAAAGGACGGGCAGACCACCACCAGCGCGGTCATCCCGTTCTCCTCCGGACTGTCGGCGGACACGATCGCGGAATTGACCAGCGCGGCCGGCGTGACCGTGGATGCGGTGCTGTTGAAAGACGGCCGCATCGACACGAACCAGGGCGCGGACATCGCCAGCGCATCGACGGTCAATCTGGAAACCGCCACGGGAAACGTGGTGGACGTGACCGGGACCACGACGATAACGGCCGTGACGCTGTCGCAGGGTCATTGGCGCTGGGTGCGCTTCACCGGCATCTTGACCCTGACGCACGGGGCATCCCTGGTTTTGCCGGGCGGGGCCAACATCACCACGGCGGCCGGCGATTACGCGCTGTTTATCGGCTACGGCTCCAGCGTGGTGCGGTGCGCGACCTACGTTCGGATCGCCGCCGTTGCGATCACCGGGCCAGGCTCCTCGGTCTCGGGGAATGTGGTCACGTGGAACGGCACGGCCGGCGCGGTGCTGGCCGATGGCGGCGTCGCGCCGATGGGCCAGGGCCTGCACACGATCTACATTCCCGCCTCGGCCATGGTCGCCCGAACCACCAACGGCGCGGCGTCAGGATCGAGCGAAACCAGCACCAACAAGGTGATGTTGAAGACGCTCGACTTCGACGCGACCACCATCGAATACGCCCAGTTTAATATCCGGATGCCGAAAAGCTGGGACGAAGGCACCGTGACTGCGGCCTTCACATGGACGCACGGAGCCACGACGACGAATTTCGGCGTTTCGTGGGGCATCCAAGGCGTGGCCTTGTCGAACGATGATGCGGCCGATACCGCGTTCGGCACGGCGATCTATGCCAACGACACGGGCGGCACCACAAACGACATCTACATTTCGCCCACCACGGCGGCAGTCACGATCGCCGGTACGCCAGCAGCCGAGGATTGGGTGGTCTTCCAGGTTCTCCGCAAAGCTGACGACGGCACCAACGACACGCTCGCGGTGGACGCGAAGCTGTTGGGCGTGACCTTGTATTTCACCGTCAATGCTTCGACGGATGCCTGATCATGTTCCTGGTCAACAATCTAGTCGGGTTCGGCGCGGGCGGTGAATCGCTGATCGTCTCCAGCCCAACGACATGGAACCCGTCCGACAAGGGAACCGGCGTCACGCTGGGCGGCGGCAATCTGCAATATTCCAACAACGCGGCGGGCACGCAGGCGGTGGTCCGCTCGGTCTACAGCGTGACGGCTGGCAAATGGTACTGGGAAGTCACCGTCACGGCCTCGCCCGGCGCGTCCACCATGTCCACTGGCGTGGGCAATGGGTCGCTCGCCTTGAGCCAGGATCTTGTGAACGGCGTCAACGGCTGGTCCTATTACAGCGGCGGCGACAAGGCCAATGCCAGCCAGTCGGCCTACGGCAATTCCTACACCAACGGCGACGTCATCTCCGTCGCGCTCGACATGGATGCCGGGAAGATCTGGTTTGCCAAGAACGGAGTCTGGCAGGCGTCCGGCGATCCGGTGGCCGGCACGAATGCAGCATTCACGAACGTCAGCGGCACGATTTACGCCGCGAACGGCGCGAACGCCAATTGGACCTCGACAGCTAATTTCGGCGCGTCCGCCTTCGCATACACACCCCCAGTCGGATTCAAGCAAGGACTAGGAGCCTGATATGCACGCTCTCGTGATTGCCGGCGCCATCGCCGCGCGCAAAGACTTCGGCTCTAATTCCGCACCATCCCTGGCGGCAAACAAGGGCGCCTGGCTACCCATCACCGCCCGGGGCAATCAACCCGATTACAATCCGGATACCGAGTCGTGCGAGCCGTCCGAAACCATCGGTGAAACCGAAATCACCGAAGGATGGACCGTTCGCAACCTGACAAGCGACGAATTGGCCGCGCGAAAGATCACCATCGCGCGTGAAGCCGAGCGGCGGATCGCTGCGGGCAAGACTTTGAACGGCGTGCAGTTCCGCACCGACGATGCCACCATGACCCGCCTTAGGGGCCTGCTCGATGCCTTCGACGCGGATATCGTGCCCG